CTACCGATCAAATGGGTGGGTCTATTAAGAAAGCTCAAGTAGGGCACGTAATCATAACAGTGGCAAAAACGCTACAACAAAAAGAGATGAACTTGGCAACAATTGCGATAACAAAATCACGTCTTGGTAAAGACGGTGTTGTTTTTGAAAATTGTAAATTCAATAACGAACTTCTTGAAATAGATACCGAATCATCTGTAACATTTTTAGGGTTTGAGGAGAAACAAGAAGAGAAGAAAAAAGATAGGGTTAAAGAATTGATGGAAAAGAGGAAAAAGAGAGAAGAGAACAATTCCGGACTAAATATCTAATTTTTTGTCAAAAAAACTTATTTTTTTACCTAAAAAATTAAAATTTTTCCTTAAAAAAAAATATTTATAAAAAAACAAATAAATTAAATGGAATTAAGTAATGAGATTTTATCGGATGTGACGGTGCATATGAAATATGCAAAGTACATTCCTGAATTAAAAAGAAGAGAGACATGGGAAGAGTTGGTGACAAGAAACATGGAGATGCACATTAAAAAGTTTCCTAGTTTAGAACAAGAAATAAAGGATAACTATAAATTTGTGTATGATAAAATGGTCTTACCATCAATGAGATCACTACAATTTGGTGGAAAACCAATTGAAATATCACCAAATAGAATTTATAACTGTTGTTTTGCACCAATTGATGACTGGAGAGTATTCTCAGAGATTATGTTTTTGTTATTAGGTGGTACGGGTGTTGGGTACTCAGTACAATACCATCACGTTGAGGTTCTTCCTGAAATTAGAAAACCAAGTAAAGATAGAAAAAGAAGATGGTTGGTATCTGATTCAATTGAAGGATGGGCTGATGCGGTTAATATATTGATTAAATCGTATTTCTTTGGTGGATCACAAATTGAGTTTGATTTTAGTGATATTAGACCAAAAGGTTCAAGATTGATTACATCAGGAGGAAAGGCTCCTGGACCTCAACCTTTAAAAGAATGTTTAATTAAGGTTGAAGGTATATTGGACACAAAAAATGATGGTGAAAAATTAAGCCCGATTGAGGTTCACGATATAGTTTGTCATATTGCTGATGCAGTTCTTGCTGGTGGAATACGTAGAGCTGCACTTATATCTTTGTTCTCAGCAAATGACGAAGAAATGATTGGATGTAAGAGTGGGGATTGGTGGGAAAAAAATCCACAAAGAGGTAGGTCAAATAACTCTGCTGTTCTAATGAGACATAAGCTAACCAAAAACTACTTTATGAAGTTGTGGAAGAGGATTGAGGCTAGTGGATCAGGTGAACCTGGAATTTATTTGAGTAACGACAAAGATTGGGGCACGAATCCATGCTGCGAGATTGCTTTAAGACCTTATCAATTCTGTAATCTAACTGAAATAAATGTATCTAATGTTGAATCTCAAGAAGATTATGAGAATAGGGTTAGAGCGGCATCTTTCATTGGAACATTACAGGCGGGATATACTGATTTCCATTATTTGAGACCAATTTGGAAAAGAACAACCGAAAAAGATGCTTTGATTGGTATATCTATGACAGGTATTGGGTCAGGTAAAGTTTTGGGATTAAATATGGTTGCAGCTGCTAAGGTTGTTAAACAAGAAAACAAAAGAGTTGCTCAGTTAATCGGTATAAATAAAGCGGCAAGAACGACTACTGTAAAACCTGCTGGTACAACATCTTTAACATTAGGAACATCTTCTGGTATTCATGCATGGCATAACGATTATTATATCAGAAGAGTCAGGGTTGGTAAAAATGAGGCGATATATACATTCTTAAGTGAAAACCACCCCGAATTAATTGAGGATGAATATTTCAGACCACACGATACTGCTGTTATTGGAATACCACAAAAAGCACCGGAGGGGGCTATATTGAGAAATGAATCACCGATTCAGTTATTGGAAAGAGTTAAGAAAGTTCACCAAGAATGGATTAAACCTGGACATAGAACTGGATCAAATACACACAACGTGTCTGCCACTATTTCAATTAGAGAACATGAGTGGCCAGCTGTTGGTGAATGGATGTGGGAGAACAAAGATTTTTACAATGGACTTTCTGTACTTCCATATTCAAACCATACATACAAACAGGCACCTTTTGAAGATTGTACAGAGGGAGAGTATGAAAAATTAATGTTAACATTAAAAGATATTGATTTATCAAAAATAATTGAACTTGATGACGATACTGACTTAAAAGGTGAGGCGGCTTGTTCGGGTGGATCTTGTGAGATTAAGTAATATGGAAAACATAGAAGAAAAGATTAGGGAGAAGGGAAAACTTCTCCCTTCTCATTATTATTTTAATGAAAATGGTTTATTAGTATTTACGGAATACTATCATTTAAGTAGAGGTTATTGTTGTGGTAACAAATGTTTGAATTGTCCTTATGAACCAAGATGGGAAAAAGGTATTACAAACATAAAAAAAACTAATACATAATATTTACTTGTAATGGCTGATGGAATTACATATGGTATAAATTTTCCTTTTTTTGATTCTACGAAGGGAGATTATTTGTTATTAACAGAATTTGAGTCTCAAGAGATAAAATCTGATTTAATTCATCTTCTTTTAACAAGAAAAGGATCTAGGTATTTTTTACCAAATTTTGGTACAAGATTATATGAATTTATTTTTGAGCCTTTTGATGGTTTAACATTTAGTGCAATTGAGTCTGATATTAGGGATGCGGTATCTCAATTTATGCCAAATTTAATTCTTAATAGTGTTACGATAACACCATTAGATCCTAAAGAAGAATTTGATTTGGATACCAATAATGTGGTTGGTGGTACATTTGATTCACCGATTTATAGATTTCCTGGTAAAGGTACTGCGGATTATACGGCTAAGGTTAAAATAGATTACTCTACTAATAAAAATACATTTTCACAAAGTGATTTTGTTATAATTAATATTTAAAAATGGCAAATCGTCAAATATCATATACAACAAGAGATTTTCAAGGGATTAGAACTGAACTTCTAAACTATGTTAAAAATTATTATCCTGAGCTAATTCAAGATTTTAATGATGCTTCTGTATTTTCGGTGTTTATTGACTTAAACGCGGCTATTGCGGACAATCTTAACTATCACATAGATAGGAGTGTACAAGAAACGGTTCTTCAATATGCTCAACAAAGATCGTCAATTTATAACATTGCTAGAACTTATGGACTAAAACTTCCTGGTCAAAGACCTTCTGTTTCTCTTGTTGATTTTTCAATTACGGTTCCGGCTTTTGGTGATAAAGAAGATGAAAGATACCTTGGTGTTTTGGCTAGAGGTTCTCAAGTTAGTGGGGCGGGTATTGTATTTGAGACAATTTATGATATTGACTTTTCATCACCGTATAATAATGAAGGGTATCCAAATAGATTAAAAATACCAAACTTCAATTCCAATAACATTTTAATTAATTATACCATTACAAAAAGAGAACTTGTTGTTAATGGTATCACAAAGGTTTTTAAAAAGGTTGTTAATGTAAATGATGTTGTTCCTTTTTTTGAGCTATTTTTACCTGAAAAGAATGTATTAGGTATTACGAGTGTTTTATTGAAGAGTGGAACTCAATATACAAATATACCAAGTGTTGGTGAATTTTTGGGTTCTGCAAACAGATGGTATGAGGTTGATGCTTTGGCTGAGGATAGAGTTTTTGTTGAAGATCCAACAAAAGTGTCTGATCAACCTGGTATTAAAGTTGGAAAATATATTCAAACTCAAAATAGGTTTATTAGTGAATATACTCCTGAAGGGTTTAAAAAAATGACATTTGGTGGTGGAACTAATACTGCGCAAGATGCTTTGGATCAATTCACAAACTTAGGTGTTAAACTAGATTTACAGAAATATTCAAATAACTTTTCATTAGGATCAACATTGTCTCCTAATTCTACTTTGTTTATTCAATATAGAGTTGGGGGTGGTTTGGCAACAAATTTAGGAACAAATGTAATTAACAAAATTGGTACTGTATCATTTTACGTAAATGGTCCTTCAGAGTTAACCAACTCATCTGTTTCAAATTCATTAAGAGCAAATAACGTAACTGCGGCGATTGGTGGTGCTGGTGTACCTTCAGTAGAAGAAATAAGGAACTATGTTTCGTTCAATTTTTCTGCACAGAAGAGAGCGGTTACCGTTCAAGATTATGAATCCATAATTAGAAATATGCCTTCTCAATTTGGGGCACCTGCTAAAGTGTCTATAACTGAAAACAATAATAAAATAATGATTCAGTTGTTATCGTATGATACATCAGGTAAACTAACAAATATTGTTTCAAATACGTTAAAACAAAATATTGCAAATTATTTATCTAACTATAGGATGATGAATGATTATATTTCAATCCTAACTGCTGAAGTAATTGATTTAAGTGTGGAAGTTTCGGTTGTTTTGGATTCTGCTCAAAATTCTGGACAAGTCATCTCAACTATCATTGATAAAATTGCAACATATCTTGATCCTCAAGTAAGACAACTTGGTCAAAATATATACCTATCAGAATTGAGTAGTATTGTTAATAATCAAAATGGGGTATTAACGGTTGTAAAAATTAATGTGTTTAATATGGTTGGAGGCCAATATTCTTCATCTGAAACATCTATGGCTTATTCAAATGCTGAAACAAGGCAAATTGAACCTGTTGACGATACAATTTTTGCTCAGCCATCTCAGATATATCAAGTTAGATATCCAAATAAAGATATTAAGGTTTTAGTTAAGAATTTCCAATCCGTTACATTTTCTTAAATTATTTTTGACTTATATTTTAAATTGACGTTTTTAAATCAAAAATGGGTCATAAAGTATTTATAATTTGAAATGGGTCAATCTTACAGAATTAAAACGGATATAGGTGTTAACAAGACAATAAATGTTGGTTTAGAACAAGATTTTGAATTTTTAGAAATTTTATCGTTAAAAATTCGTCAATCAGAGGTTTTTACAAGAGACTGTGCGAATTATGGGGTTTTGGTTGGAAGGGTTACGGCTAATAATGGATTTGGTGTACCAAACGCAAGAATATCCGTGTTTATCCCTATAGAACCAGTTGATGAATCCAATCCAATAATTTCTTCAATTTATCCATACAAGTCACCAACTGACAAAAATGAAGATGGCTATAGATACAATCTGTTACCGTATGAAAAATCATATTCAACTCACTCTGCCACAGGAACTTTACCATCAAGATTAGATGCTTTGATAGACTCAACCGCTGTTGAAATATACGACAAGTATTATAAATTTACGGCAAAAACAAATGATAGCGGTGATTACATGATTATGGGGGTACCATTAGGTACTCAAACTATAGTTATGGATGTTGATTTATCAGATATTGGTGAATTTTCATTAACTCCACAGGATTTGATTAGAATGGGGTTAGCCACCGAAAATCAAGTTGCTGGTAGCAAATTTAGGACATCAAATGATTTAAATTCATTACCACAAATAGTAAATCTTATAAAATCTGTTGATATTTCACCATTATGGGGTGATCCTGATGTATGTCAAATTGCGGTAAATAGACTTGATTTTGATTTAAGGGACGATGCAAATATTAATATACAGCCAACCTCTGTTTTTATGGGGTCTGTTTTTTCTAGTGCTGACAAGTTTAGGGTTAGAAGAAATTGTAAGCCAAAAGATGATATGGGTAATTTATGTTCTTTAATTTCAGGACCTGGTCAAATTCTTGCAATAAGGCAAACAATACAACAAGATTCGGAAGGAAATCCTGTATTAGAGGTGTATCAATTAGAACAAGATGGAAATGTAATTGATGGTAATGGGACGTGGTTAACTGAATTACCCATGAATTTAGATTATTTGGTGACAAATCAATTTGGGGAAAAAGTGATATCCAATGATCCAACTATCGGTATTCCAACAAGGGCAAAATATAGATTTAAAATTAAATGGGAACAACCTGCGGCATTAACAACTCAAACTAGAAGACCAAACTATTTAGTACCAAATATTAAAGAATATGGGGGACCTAATGACACTAAAAGATTAGAAAGTTCTTATTATTTTGGATTGGCTTGGAGTGGATATACAAATGGTTTTACTGGATCTCAAAAAACAAATAGATTAAATGAGGCAATTGATTGTGAAGATACATTTTATGAATTTAAATTTAATAGAGTTTATACTGTTGCTGGTTTAATTGACCAATATAAAAAGGGAGCTAAAGGCAGGTTTATAGGGATTAAAGAGATAGATAATGATGATTGTTCAAGTTCGGTTAATAAGTTTCCGGTAAATGACGGGTTTAGAAATTTTGATATATTATTTTTTGTATTTTCTATTTTATTTACAATTATTCAACCAATTGGTATTTCTGTTTTAATTATTGGACATATTT